GGCTAAAGGGTACATAAGCGCCTCTTACTTTTCCCGCAGTTTCGACAGCCTATAAAGAACATGTTGTGTTCTATATAGCGCACACAGTGTTTTATATAGCCTATTTAGACACGGGGGGAGGGTCTAGCTGTACTACCTAAGCTATTAGCTACCCCAATAGACACAAAAAAGGCTAAAATAGGCATAATACTGCATAAATTAAAGAGTAACTATGTAGAAAAAAGACATTTAGAATTAATGGTTTATAACATGAACCGTATAGTGAACATTTAGAACTAAAAAGAGTAGTCCTGCGAAGGTAAATAATGCTTGACAAAAGCCTAAAAGTATGCTATACTTAACCCCACTATACAGATGTAAGAGAAAATTATATGGTCCATTTAATAATCATAGTAAAAATAAAACAACTTAACACTGTATAGGTTTTATAGTTACTAATAGACCTGAAAGGATAAACTTTTATGTCCCTTGAAGATCCTCAGCCTAAAAAACGCGGTAGAGGTAGACCTCGAAAGACTGAGGTTGAAGCAAAAAAGAAACGAAATAAGGTTGGTCGTCCTCCAGGTGAGGCTGCTAGGATCAAAGAGTTTCATGCAAGGCTGTTAGCTACAAGTGGTGAAACGGTTATTAACACAATAATCACTAAGGCACTTGATAACGACGACAAAGATCAGGTAGCGTGTCTTAAGATGTGTATTGATCGTGTGTTACCGATGTCGTATTTTGAAAAGGGTAGGGATGCAGGTAGAGGCAGCGTCAACATTCAGATATCTATGGTAGGCGATAAGCAAGCTGAGGTATTAGAACAAGAAGAAGTAACTGATGTAGAGTTTGAGACTGTTCAGAGTACCGATTATTCGGTAGAAACTAAAGAAGGCTAACGGATGTCAGACCTGAAGATTAGTTTACTTCCCTGGCAACAGGAGGTCTGGACTGATCCAGCTAGATTTAAGGTTATAGCTGCTGGTCGTCGGACAGGTAAGAGTAGAATGGCTGCGTGGAGACTCATAGTGTCTGCGTTAGAAGCTGATAAGGGTCATGTCTGGTATGTAGCCCCTACTCAGCAACAGGCTAGAGACATTATGTGGCAACAGCTACTGGAGTTAGGTAATCCGGTCATAGCAAATAGCCATGTAAACAATATGCAGTTAACATTGATTAATGGTTCTATGATTTCTTTAAAGGGAGCAGACAGACCAGAGACAATGCGAGGTGTAGCTTTAAAGTTTGTTGTACTCGATGAGTATGCAGATATTAAACCTACAGTTTTCGAGCAGATTCTTAGACCAGCGTTAGCTGACTTGAAGGGTCACTGTATATTTATAGGTACACCGAAGGGACGTAACCACTTCTACGACATCTACAAGATGGGACAGAGTGGTAAGCCAGAGACTAAAGACTGGAAGTCCTGGCACTTTACTAGCTTTGATAATCCACTGCTAGATAAAGACGAGATTGAAGTAGCAAAGAACACCATGTCTACGTTCGCATACAGACAGGAGTTCATGGCTAGTTTTGAAGCACCACAGTCGGAGATATTTAAAGAAGACTGGGTGGTAGTAAAGGATAAAGACGATGAGCCAGAGTATGGTACTTACTACATGGCTGTTGACTTGGCAGGTTTTGAGAACGTATCGAAGCAAGCCAGTAACAAGAAGAAGTACCTAGACCAAACGTCTATAGCTATTGTCAAGGTAGGTGATGACAATAAATGGTGGGTAGATAAGGTTGATGCAGGAAGGTGGGATATTAAAGAAGTATGCGAGAGAATCCTAAAGCATGTCCGATTATACGACATTCAAGTAATTGGAATAGAAAAAGGTTCTCTAATGAGAGCATTGCTGCCTTACTTAACAGAGATGATGTTAAAGCAAGGTGTGTATCCCAGAATAGAAGAGGTAGCACTAGGTAATAAAAGTAAGATAGACAGAGTTGTGGGTGCTTTACAAGGCAGGTTTGAACACAAGCAGGTAGAACTCTGTGATGGTGACTGGGTAAGAGAGTTTAAAGACGAACTACTAAACTTTCCTACTACTGGTGTGCATGATGACATGGTTGACTCGGTGAGTTTAATTGCTCACATAGCTAATGCAGCAGTGTACTTTGATGACTACGAAGATGATTACGAACCCTTAGACATAATATCAGGATATTAATATGCCTAGAAACGTACCTGAATTTATAGACAGGATAAATAACCCACAAGCGTATCCGTATATTGAAAGAGAAAACGGAGAAATATCTACTCACGAAATGGCTGCCGAACAGGATGAAGACGGTAATTGGTTTGTTTTTCCTACTATTGCTCAACTTCCTTCTGGTGAACTATATGAGTTTAAAACAGAAGAATACTACAAACCTCCTCTAAAAGAACCTTTCAGAAGCAATAGACCAGCGATGGAATATGCCTTGAGAACTGGTAATTTTTTACCTATGAAATCTAAAGAAGAAGCACTTAAATATGCAGAAGGCGGTTATAAAATAGGAACACCTTTAGAAAATAAAGATGGTAAGTTAAAACAATTTATAGATTCTTATAGGAAATAATATGGCTGAACAATATCAAGAAACAGACTTTAACTCAGAGGAAGAAGAAGTAACTCAGAGTGATAGGGAGCTAGTAGCTTTCGTAGTTGACCACTGTGACAAGTGGAGAGACTGGAGGGATACTAATTATGAAATCAAGTGGGATGAATATGAAAGGATTTATTATGGAATTTGGTCCGCAGAAGATCGTACAAGGGATAGTGAACGTAGTAAAATTATTAGTCCTGCCACCCGTCAAGCTGTTGATAACAGGGTTGCGGAAACTATGGAAGGTTTTGCTGGATCAGGCAAACTGTTCGAAGTAACAGATGACGGTTTAGATCAAGATAGAACTGATGTTGAAATAATGCAAGCTCTTCTGTTAGAAGATACGCACAATAATTCATATATCAATAACGTCAGTTCTATTGTTAAACTAGCAGAAATCTACGGTACAGGTGTAGGTGAGGTTTTAGTTAAGACTGAAATGGAACGTGTACCTACAACACAGCAAATGCCTGGAGAACAAGGTATGGCTGCTGTTGGTGTTACCGAGCAAGAAAAGGTTGTAGTAAAAGTCAAGCCTGTTAATCCTAGAAACTTACTGATTGATCCTAATGCTGACGCTATTGATGACTCAATGGGTGTTGCAGTAGAAGAGTACGTCAGTATGTATCAGATTGTTCAAGGTATTGAGTCTGGTGTTTACCGTAAGGTAGATGTTGAACCTCACTACGAAGGTGACGATTTAGATCCTAGTCACGTTGAGGCTACTACTTATGAAGACGATAAGGTTAAGATCATACGTTACTATGGTCTAGTACCACAGGAATACCTAGAAGAAGTAGAAGAAGAAGGTGAAGAGGTTGTAGACTTATTTCCTGATGAATCATCTGCAGACCGTCTATCTGGTTTAGTAGAAGCAATCGTTGTTATTGCTAATGACGGCACACTACTAAAAGCAGAACGTAGTCCGTATATGATGGAAGACAGACCTATCATTGCATATAGACCTGAGGTACGTCCAGGACGCTTCTATGGCGTTGGAACGGTTGAAAAGGGGTACAATATGCAAAAAGCTATTGATGCCCAGCTACGCTCTCATATGGACTCTCTGGCGTTAACTACTGCGCCTATGATGGGTATCGATGCAACAAGATTACCGAGAGGTATGAAGTTTGAGGTTAGACCTGGTAAAAACATCCTAACTAATGGAAACCCTGCAGAAATCTTACAACCGTTTAAATTCGGAAGTACGGATGCTTCTAACTATGAAACAGCTAAAGGTTTTGAAGCAATGCTGCTGCAAGCAACAGGCACACTAGACTCGGCAGAGTTGGTCAAGAGTGCAGCAGGAGGTGGAGGGCAAAACAACGGTATGGGTATGTCGTTAGCTATGTCTGCTATTGTCAAGAAGAATCGTGTGGCAATGGCATCGTTTCAGGATGACTTCATTATACCTATGGTCAAGAAGGTTGCGTATCGATATATGCAGTTTGATCCTGACCGTTACCCAATGCAAGACTTTAAGTTTACTACGTTGTCTTCTATTGGCGCTATTGCTAAAGAACATGAGCAACAACAGCTTATTGGTTTGATGCAAACGCTTGGACCTGACTCACCTATTGTTCCTATCATCCTAAGAAGTATTATTGCTACTTCTAGTTTAGTAAACAAAGAACAACTAATGATGCAGTTAGATCAGATGTCACAACCTGATCCACAGGCTCAAGAGATGCAACAACAAGCGCAGCAATTGCAGATGGGTCTAGTACAGGCTCAGGCTAACGAGCTAAACGCTAGGGCGCAAGAGTCTGCTGCTGATGCACAAGAAGCACAAGCCAGAGCACAAAAGATTATGGCTGAAACAGCGTTACTTGATGACAAAGCTAAGATTGATTTAATTAGAACACTAACAGCTAACATTAACACTCGTGATAAGAATGAGTTTGATAAACGTGTTAAGACTGCTGAAGTATTACTAAAAGAAAGAGACATAGATTCTAATGAAAAAATAGTAGCAATGCAGCAAAATAACGCTTGACATAAAGCTAAAAATATGTTATAGTCGGAGCACTATTAAAACCATTACAGGAGAACTCCAGTTTGGATAAAGAACTCCAAGAGTATTATGAAGCAAGATTCGAGATGATGTCAACAAAAGGTTACAAAGATTTGTTGGCAGATGTTGAAGTAATGATTGACGAAAGAAATAATTTGATGGCTACACAAAGCCTTGAAGATTTAAACTTTCGTAAAGGACAGTTAGATGTTCTACATTGGATGAGAACTCTCAAGAAACTTTCTGAGGAAGCCTGGGAGCAACTGAACAATGAAGAGAATATTTGAATTTAAGTGTGGCGAAAGTCACATTACTGAGAGTTATATTGATGAGGAGGTAAACGCTATTGAGTGTCCTACTTGTCAGTGTATGTCACTTCGAGTTATCTCAGCACCACGCATTGCACTAGAAGGAGTCACTGGAGACTTCCCGACTGCTGCCGATGCTTGGGCTAGGAAGCACGAAGAAGCAACAAGAATCGCCAACAAGCGCAGAGAGGGTTAGCGTCTGGTGATATTTTTTAATTCCTAAAATCACAAGCGTGACAGGAGACTATATGGCTAAATTTGAAGAACCGTTAGAGGAAGAGATTGAGTTTAATACTGTTGAAGAGTTAGGTCAAGACGAACAACAAGAACCAGAAGCAGTAGAAGAACCTGCTGCAGAGGAAAAACCTGAAGTTGTTATACCTGACAAGTATCAAGGCAAGTCTGTTGAAGACATTGTTAAGATGCACCAAGAAGCTGAAAAGTTAATTGGTAAACAAGCTCAAGAAGTTGGCGAAGTTAGAAGACTAGCTGACGAACTTTTGAAACGACAACTCGAAGAAAAGAAAGCCGTTGAAACCCCACAAGAAGAAGATACAGAAGTCGATTATTTTTCTGACCCTGTAAGTGCTGTTAATAAAGCTGTAGAACAACATCCTGCTATTGCTGAGGCTAGGCAACAAGCTCAGTCAATGAAGCAACAACAGGTAACTCAGCGATTAATGGAACAGTTTCCTAACTTTAATGAAGTAACACAAGATCCTAGATTTTTTGAATGGATTAAAGCATCTCCAGTAAGAACTAGACTTTTTACTGAAGCTCATTCACAGTTTGATTATGAGTCTGCTGTTGAATTGCTTTCTACTTGGAACATGATGAACCCAAGTAAACCACAAGAAACTTCTAATCCTGAGTTAGTTGCTGAATCAAAGAAAGGAACACAACAGAGTTTACGAACTGCTGCTGTGGATACTGGTTCACCTGCACCGTCATCAAGAAAAACTTATCGAAGGGCTGATCTCATTAACTTACGTTTACGTGATCCCGCACGTTACGAAGCTATGTCAGATGAAATTATGGCTGCATACGCGGAGGGACGTGTCAAATAATTGAAAGGAA